TTCCTCTATCGAGTTATGATTTTTTTTAGACATTATTTAGTTATTTGGAATTAAGTAACCTTTCGAATTCTAGCATAGCGTTTGACACTTGGGGAGACTCAACAGTCATCGGATTACTTGGAAAAGCATTTGATGAATTTGATGATTCAACAGTTGGTGACGGGATGCCTAATGATTGGGAAGTTCCACCACTATTATTAGGAGTAAAAGTTGGTGCAATATTACCTGCCATATGATTACCTATTGCCTTATCTACAAAATCTGTATTAGGCTTTGGATATAGATAATTTTCCAATACTTTAATCAACTCCTCTTTCGTTGGTGCTTTAAAAATATCTTCCAATTTTGGCACTTCAGATAGTGCTTTAGCACCTACTTCATTATCAGAAAACGCAGCGGTCTTATTAGGCTTAATCATAATTGAAGTACTAGGATATCCATCTCCTTGCTTCTTATGGTACTCAACATAGATGTCGTTACCATTTGTCAAGTCTGATATATCTCCGTAGTCTCCACTGTTTAAAAATTTGGCTAAAGTTGCATAAACAGCTTCCGTAAAACCATAAAATCTAACTCCCTTGCTTTCTTCCCCTCTTACCAAAATTGGAGCATATACTCTCAATTTAGGTTCTAACTTCTTCCCTCTTATCCAAGAATCTTTGTTTCCCTCTGCTTGTAGTTTCTTAGCCCACTGCATAATTGGGTCATCCATTCCGTAAGTCACAGGTGAGACAATAGGTTTTTCTGATAAACCGTAATGGAAGTAAATTCTTCTTAGTGAATCTGATGAGTCGTGTGGGTAGGGGACGATTCTAATGATGTGTTCCTTTTCAGGTTTCCAAAATAAATCATCATTCTTTGCTGAATCTTTTGACGTTTTTTTATTCAAGCGATTAATATCATCTTGAATAGCTGAGAAATTAATTGGCATAACTTAAAAATTTTGTTTAAAATTAAAGATATATTGATTTTTTAAAATCCAAATTTACAAAAACTAATCTCTCTTCAAAATATGCTTCTGAAGTAGACTGTTCGTCAGCAGGAAATCTCTTCACTATAAGAAGTACATCCCTATAGTTTTCCCAATCTATTTGATAACTCTTATCTAAAATTCCATTGTTCAATACCTTGATTAATGAATTTAATGCATTAATGGTGTATAAGGTATTTGTGTGTTTCTTCTTATTTATTGATATAGTGTTCTTAGCCAAACCATCTCTCAAATTGTCTTCAGTATTATAAACTAATACCGAGCTATGTGGATTGTCTCTGTCTGTATACATATAAAACTTATTGTTATATATTTTATAATACGTTGATAAGTAATCAACAGTTAGACTCAGCGAATCATTAGAAGTAAATGTACATAAAAATTGTCCTTTCATAATAAATCTTTTTGGTTAGCATACGATGCTAAATAGCTCCATATCTTTGTAGTTTTGTCCTTTTTTTACCTTGCTATTAATTAATATTTTTTTTACATCTTTTAATAAATCATAACCATCTTCTACGTTATAATCTATTAATATTGAATCATAGGTGTATAATATCATCTTAGATTTTTTGTTGTCTAACAAGGTATTCACTCCATGTATAAATAGCATAGAAAGTTCAGTTTCTATCATTTGTATATAATAACTGAATAGTTTTGATTTATTCATTTCATCACTTACTGAAAGTTTTCTTTGAGTTATAGGGCTTTCTATATATCCTATAGTTTGGTACTGCTCCCAAATTTTTTCTTTAAGTGAATATACTTTATTAAAAAAATCTACATTATACCTATCACATAAGTCTTTATCATCTTTATATAGTAAAGTAAAACTTATCTTCTTACTATCCTCATATTGAGATTCTGTAATAGTATCCGTATTAAAATACATTTTTGCAAAATGTGTGTGTAATGATTCTATATCTGAAAAATCATAGTTTAATAACTTTCCAATAATCCTAATGTGATAGGAGTCAAAATCATACTCAACTAGATACCCACTATCAAATCTACTTATAAAATTCAATCTACTATCATCTTTTTTATTTATAGCTGAATAGTTAACTCCATCATATACATTAGATGGTCTACCTGTTTTAGTATGAATATTATAGAGAACTTTTATAAAGTTATTGGAATATTTTCTATTAAAATTAGAGTTGAAAGAATCTAATTCTACATACATACAATTTTTTTCTATAATTTCTATAGAGGGATAAACTACATTTGTATAAAATTCAGATGCCTTAGATATGTCTAAGCAATTTTTGCAATCTAAAATAGTATGTATAAGTTTCTCAGACATTGCTACACATACATAATATGGAACATATCTATAGTAATCCAACCTCCTGTAATGTTTTAGATATTTCCTGAAATTTATAACATCTAAATCTACAGATTCACCACCCAACCAAGCTTGAGTCTCTAAATCATAAGATATTATAGATTTATAATGAGTATCGAATAATCTCTTATTCACTACAATAGAGTTCGTACTAATTTTAGGTAATTCCACATTTTCCACGTCTGTCAAATCTATAGGATAATGTCTTATGGACTTATCAAAGTCATCATATATAGACATGAATCCTATCTTAGAGTCAAGATAGTGACCATACTTGCTTGGAATGCATATAACTATATTCATATCTTGTAACTTCTTTATGCAAATATACTGTATTATTTTAAAATTTTTGAAATTTACTTATAAAATTCCAAACTATTTTTTAAAAAATTATCTAATCCTTTGAAATCTTTCAAGTTATCTCTTATTTGTCTTAAATTAAAATTTTGAACATACCTTGAATTACCTGAAATCATCCATTGAAAACTTACTGAATTATATATATTTAAATCTATTCCACTTTTTTTTGAATTAGATTTTATATTACTGAATTGTTCAGAGTCTATTTCTACTATAGTATTCAATGGTGAATTTCTTTTTTGCACAAAATACCTTGTTACTATGCCTACTGAATACTCCAAATCAGTTGGCTTTATTTTTATAGGTACAGGTGCTTCGTAACCTCCCTTAGTTATATTTCTAAGTCTAATTGTTTCTGTATTAAACGTATGTCTAGGAATTAATATTTTAGTATTAACCTTCATATCGTCATATATATATGCAATGTTATTTTCAGGATTTATATAATATTGTCCAACATACTCTAAACCATTCATAGTATAATATTCTAAACCTTTGGTATGTTTTACTTCTCTCATACTTATTATATGTTTAAATATGGACATGCCCTCGTGCTAATAGATGTTGTCCAAACTCCTGTAGCATCTATTTTATCTTCAACATCCATTACAACAAACCCAATACCGTTGCTAGGTCTTGCAAAATCAGGTAAATTTGTTGACGTGAATACATTACCCGCTATGATAGGATATGTCCCTTCCATTTCTATTTTCATTTCTAAATCAAAATATTCCATAAAACTAAATTTATTATCAGTACTCGTACCTCGAATAACTTCTATAGCATTATGTATTTTTTTAAATTCAGCCAATGATGAACATGCATCTGCTATAGTATCTTCACTGAAATCTTTTTTAGCCATTCTAGCATATACTCCTATTTTTTCATCTGTTGAAGTTAGTTTTTTTATAATTGATTTGTATTCCTTATCTACATTGTCAGGATACTCGGTGTCTTCTGATATTTTACCTGAAGTGCCTGAACCTTCTCGTATGCCCGTTACTAATGCTAAATCAACTAAATCTGTTGGTAATTTACCTTCAACAACTAGTGATAAAGAATTTCCATCACCTTTTATAGGGTCTAACTCAAATAATGGATGCGGAGCACCACTAACTGCTAAAGCATCTGTAATAATTAATTCTTGTAATTGAAATTTATCGTCTATTTTAGTAGGGTCAGGTAATCTAAATGATAGATTAACAAAATTACCTGAACATCTTGATATTCTCGAAAAAATAGTTTCAAAGAATTCTTTAATGCTATATGTAACATCTGAGATTCTATCTGTTTTATTTGCTTTGTTCTTGGTAGATTCTTCTCTAGCAGTATTTAATTCTTGAAATTTTAGGTGTAATTCATCTACTACAAATCTTCTACTTATTAATATGTATCTATGAGCAATACGGTCTCCTAAGAAACAATTAGACTTAAAGAATGAGCCTCCTACTTCAAAATCTTTTCCGTTTCCTGCATTATTTTTATAATTTCCTGAACCTCTCCCCAAAAATAATACGGACGTAGGGTCTCCTGACCTAAATTTATTACCTA